GAGCACAAGGCGCTCGGTGCCGAGGGGGTAGAGCTCGGTGGCGTAGGTGGCGGTGACGTCATCACCAAAGACCTGATTGTTCGCGAAGGACATGTAGATGTCTCCTTGAAGAGTTGGAGGGTCAGAGACTCAGATCAGAGGGCGCCGCCAGCGACGCAGCCCTGGGCCGGGGTCTTCGTGCAGATGAGGTTGCCCTGCATCGAGAAGATGGCCGTGACGACGTCCTGGTCACCGACGCGCTCGGTGAACGGCGTGATCTGCGGGGCCTCCTGGAGGGGGAACTCGAGGAAGTCCGTGTTGAGGATGTAGGTCACGCCGTTGTTGGGGGTGAACCCGCCGGCCGAGCTGAAGTTCGCGCGGTCGAGGTCGATGGAGCTGTACACCTTGGCAACGCCGAGGTCGAGGCCGAGCGTGTTGGTCTTCTCGGTCTTGTCCTCGACGGTCACGATGCGGACGAGGGACAGGCGGCTGTCCTCGAAGTTCGTGAAGGTGTCGTCGTCCATGACGACCAGGTCCGGACCCTTGCCCATGCCGCCCGCGTAGTGCGAGCACTGGCGGTAGGTCTTGCGGAGGACGGGGAGACCGTCCGTGGCCCAGGTGGTGATCTGGTTGAAGTTGTTGAAGTGGAAGTAGCTCGCGCTCTTCTGCACGTTCTGCACGACCTGGTTCTGCGTCGAGGGCAGCTCGAAGTCGAGGAGGCCGTTGGTGACGCCGGTGCCGACGCCCGTGGTGACCTGCCCGTTGAGGGTCAGCATGCCCGCGAGGTCCGCCGTCTGGAAGACGAGGCCGCGGCTCTGCCCGGTGAGGCAGTACTTGTTGAGGTCGGCCTTCGCACCCTCGAGGGTGGTCTGGGGGTACTCCTCGATGAGGCGGATGACAGCGAGCTTGCCGCTGTTGAAGAGGAGTTCCTTCTTCGGGATGTTGATCGCCGCGACGATGCGGTGCGGCTCAACCTGGAAGCGCTTGGTCTGCTGACGGCGCGTCATGTTGAGGAGCTCGTCGCCGACGAACACGCCAACGCCGCGGGCGGGGGCGCCACCGGCGAAGGAACGCTCGATGAGGCTGCCGCCCTGGCTGGGCATGCGGGCCTTGCTCATGAGCGCGTCGAGCAGCTCGTTCGAGCGGATGAACGAGTTGATCAGGGGGCCGCGGAGGTCCGCGAACGTGGTGTTGAGAACTTCGGTAGAGATCGCCATGTGGGACTCCAGGAGTATGGCCGGCAGACGCAGAGCGACACTGACCGGCCGTGGTCAGAGGGGAAGGACCCAGTGCTGCGCCTGCCTACCAGGAGTCGACGGACCTTGCGGCTACCCGAAGCTACCTTGTAGGTGCATGAAGGAGATACCACGACGGCTCAACCGCGTGCAAGCCTCCACCGAAACTTTTCTAGCGATCCTTGTTTTCGTGGAGGCCGTGGCGGGAGAACTGCTTCCCCTGCTTCGTCGCTTCCCGCTTCTTCCTCGTCGCCTCGGCGAGCTTCGCCATCCCGCCAGGCGTCGAGCGCAACGTCTCGATGGCCTTCTTCGGGGCGTAGACCTCGCCCGTGGCCTTGGGTCCCTGCGTGCTGGGCTTGCCCGACGGTGTGGTCCACTCCTGCTTCGTCCAGCGCTTGAGGCTGGACTGACCCTTGGAGGGGCCACCACGGTAGCCGCCGCCCTTGGCCTTGTACTCCTGGGCGACCATCTGGGCCTTGCGTGCAGACCACTGTCCCGGCTTGCCTCCCTTGCCCCCCGCCATGATGCGCTTCTTGATGCGCTCTCGCAGCTCGGGGTTGGAGTAGACCTTCTTGAGGGCTTCACGCTTGTCCATCAGCTACCTGCCTTCCGACGTGCGTCGAGTCGGCGCACGATGTTGCTGGCCCAACCTCGACCTGCGTCTCCGCCCCACAAGAGGCCCGCCACGTACCCTTTGTCCTCGGCGGGAGACTTTCCAGCGTCGAGCTTGTAGTCGCTGGCGTGGCGGTCGAAGTACGCCTTCATCCGCCGCACCGTCGACTCGCTCAGCGCTGCGCCCGACTTGAGGTCAGAGGCACGCTGGACACCCGAGCCGATGCCTTGGGCCGACGCCTGCTTCACGTCCAGGCCAGCCTTCTGACTCGGAGCCTGGCCGCGACGAAGCGCCAGGCCGCGAATCGCGGCAGCCCTGACCGAGGGAGGCGGCTTGAAGCTATCGGCCACCGGTGGCCTTCACGACGAGCTTCTTGAGCATCTCGCGCTTCTGCTTCGCCTTCGCGGCCTGGAGGTCAGGGCGCGTGGTGTTCTTCACGTCGGAGCCAGGCTCGGTGAGCGTGGCGTTGAGAGAGCTGTTGTCCATCACTCCCCCTTCTTCATGCCGCCCAGCGTGCGCGCCAGGACGAGCTGCTTGAGCATGGTGCGCTTGGCGGAGGAGAGCTCCTTGTCGCCAGCGGCTTCGCCCTGGAGCTTGGAGATCTTGGAGGCGATCTTCTCCTTGGGGATGTTCTCGCCTTCTTTCGCACCCATCTTCTCACGCAGCGCGCCGGGGTTCTTGATGGCCCCCTTGATCCACTTCTCGGCCATGTTGACCTCCCGTTACCGTGTTAGCATAGGTTGAGGAGAACCCCGTGGTGAAGACCCCCGCTGCTGCTGCACCCGCCGCACTCCCGAACGGGGCGAAGCTGGTCAACCTCCCAGGGCTCAACATGAGCAAGGTCCATGCGATGTTTAGCACGCCGTGGGCCTTCGTGTCGATGTGCCAGATCGTGAGGGAAGACGAGAGCATAGGCTACCTCGACCCCACCAACATCCAGATGAAGTTCCTCCAGGCTTGCTCGGATCATCGCTGGGTCATCACCAGCAAGTTCCGTCAGGCGAAGATCACGACGCCCTCGGTCATGCTGCTCCTGCGCGACTGCATGTACCTGGAGGGCGTGAAGGGCGTGCTCATCGCCGAGCGACAGGACACGGCCGAGGACATCTTCGAGCGCATCCTCTTCGCCTACTCGCGCCTGCCCGACGACGTGAAGGTTCCGACCCAGGACGGACGCAAGCCGGGCACGACGCAGATCCACTTCATCCACGGCGGCGGCATCAAGGTGCTCACCGCGGGTGGCCGCTCTCCCGCCGTCGGTCGCTCCATCGACCGCCTGCTCATCACCGAGTTTGGTGAGGCGCAGTGGCAGCAGAAGGCGGCCATCAACATCTTCCCCGCGGTCAACAAGCGCCCCAACGCACGCGTCATCCTCGAGTCGACGCCAGGCGCCTCGGGCTCCCACTACGAGACGATGTGGCGCAGCGCGCTCGAGGGCACCAGCCGCTTCAGCCCGGTCTTCCTCGAGTGGTGGCTGGACCCGTCGTGCCGAGCTCCCGTCCAGGGCTTCATGCCCACCGAGGAAGAGCTCGAGTACGCCAAGCTCCACAAGGGCATGACCGTCGAGAACCTGGCGTTTCGTCGGACAGGTCTCGCGACCGAGTTCGTCGGAGACACCCGACTTTTCTCATGCAAATACCCATCCGATCCGTACGACGGGTGGCTCGGCAAGTCGAACCCGGTTATGCCCGTGGACGTGCTGAGAGCGCGGCAGGATGACTGCATCGCTCCCCCGACTCACGCTCCCCAAGGTGCTTGGGAGCTTGAGGTGCCCAAGCTCGGCCGTAAATACCTGGTCTGCGCTGACCCCGCCGGCTTCGGTAGCTCGGGCGACTACAGCGCGCTGACGGTCTGGGACACGGTCGAGCGCCGCGAGGTGGCGGTCTGGGAAGGCCGCGAGGACCCAGGCACATTCGCGCGCAGGCTCCTGGCCGTGCAGCGTCGCTACAACGGCGACGCCATGCTGGCGGTCGAGTCCAACGCCGCGGCGTGTATCGCCATGCTGAAGGACCGCGGGACCCGTCAGCTCCTGTGGACCGACCGCAATCATCCTGGCTGGTACGCGACGGAGAAGCGCATCCAGGAGGCCGAGGCCCGGTTCATCCGCATGCTGCGCGAGAACGACATCACCATCCGCTCGAAGACGCTGTTGCACCAGCTCCTGGACTACGACGGGTCGCGTCGTGAGCGCAAAGGTGATGGTCAGGGGAACACCAAGCACTATGACCTGGCGCGCACAGCGGTCATGGCGGGCGACCTGCTGAGCCGACGCAAGTTCGTGTCGGACGGGGCGCCCGCCGCAAGTGTGGAAGAAGTCGAGCAAACCGACGGCCCGCGCGTTACCATCAGCGACCTGGACCGGTTCCGACGTTCACAGGAACGCTCGGCCCGTAATCCCTTCAGTCCCGTCTCCCGGAGTTGGTCGTGAAGCTCGCCAGCCTCATCGAACGTCACCGCCGCCACTACGAGCGGTACGAGAAGAAGAACTTCGACAAGGCTCGGCGGTACTACCGCGGCGAGTTCTACACGTCGCGCAACGACGTGAACATCGCCGACGGTGCCATCCCGTCGTTCCTCTGCTCGAAGAACATGATCTACGCCATCGCCGACACGGCCATCAGCTCGCTGCTCGGGCCCAACCCCCAGGTTGCGGCGAACCCCCGTACGAAGCGCAGCCAGGAGGCCGTGCCCCTGGTCAACGGCCTGCTCGAGTACGTCTTCGACGCCAGCAAGATGCGCCGTCGTGCGGCGACCGCGCTCATCGACGCGGTTCTCTGCAAGCGTGGCGTGTTCAAGACCGGCTGGAACGAGCAGGAGGACCGTCCTTCGGTTCGCGTGCTCGAGCCTGGTGCGGTCTTCTTCGACCAGACGGCGCGCGATGTCGACGACATCCGCTACTGGATCGAGGCGGTCGTGATGCCGTTCGAGGAGTTCGTCGCGAAGGTGAAGTCGGGCAAGTACCGCACCGACAAGCTCGCGGACATCAAGCCCGACCGCTACCCCCGCTGGATCACCGACGACTACAAGAACAGCGACGCGGCGACCATCCGCGACGCGTTCCAGTGGATCACGGTGTGGGAGTACTACGACGTCGAGCACAAGGTCGTGCAGCACTACGTCGCCAGCGCGGACGCCGTGGTCTTTGAGGCCCCGCTGACCTTCGTTCCCTACTCGATGTTCAGCTTGAACCAGTCGGGCGTGGACTGCAACGGTCTCTCCGAGGTCCAGCTTGTGCTGAACCAGCAGGAGACGATGAACGACCTGCTCACGCACATGAAGCAGATCGTCTACCTGATGATCCCGCGCATCCTGTTCAACAGCGAGCTCATCACCGAGGAAGATCTCAACAAGGCGGTTGAGGCAGCCACCGGGTCCTTCGTTCCCATCGCTCCGACCAACTCCGAGGGGCTCCGTTCCCTGGGCGCCCTGTTCTACGAGATGCCGATGCCCCAGGTTCCGGTCGGCGTCGAGAACTTCGTCAACCGCCAGGAGGCGGATGCCGCGTTCATCAGCGCCCTGGCCGAGGCAGCCCGCGGTCAGGTGGCCGGCGCCCGCACGGCGACCGAGATGGCCATCATCGACGCCCAGATGCGTACCCGTCTGGCTACCCGTGAGGGCCACATCAACACGGCCCTCGAGGATGTCGCCGAGAAGTGCTTCTACCTGGCCAAGAAGCACATGAAGAAGGCCAAGTTGGTGCGCGTGACCGGGTCCGAGGGCTGGGAAGAGGTGTCCGTCGCCACCTTGTCCGACGTGGACGTCACGTTCAAGATGGTGAGCTACAACCCCATCCGCCAGAACCCCTCCGTCATGTCGGAAACGCTGCTGAAGCTCCTCCCGGTGCTCGCGCAGGACCCCAACATCAACAAGCGGATGCTGATCGAGGAGCTGGTGAACAGCGTTGGGCTCCCCGCGCGCCTCCTGGTGCCCGAAGAGGAGCTCAAGGCGCAGGAAGAGGCCATGATGC